ATAATGATAGAAAAAGAAGAATGGGATAAGTATAAAGATCTAGAGTACTACCCGGACAAATTTTGCCGTAAATGTGGAAGGAATCTTAAAGTAAATCCACAACATAAATACAATGGATTTCCTAAACAATGTGCCAAGATGTGCCTACCCAAGGAAACCCGAGTCTGTTCGCTTCCCGAATGTGATATAACTTTTGAGGTTATTATTAATAGTAGACAAAAATATTGCTCCCCAGAATGTTCAAAAAAAGGCAAAGCCTTAAAAGTAAAGAAGAGTTGGAGGAATCCCGGGGTAAGAGAAAAAAGGATTAAAAAAATAAAGGAATTTAAGAAACAACAATCTGAGGAGGTAGAGAAAAGATGGGAAGAGCTAAGAAAGGTTAAGGTTTTTTGTAAAGAATGTGGGGAAAGAATAGTAATACAGTGGCACCATCTACTTTATGGGATACCCGAATATTGCCTTGGACATAATAGGAAAGGGAAAAATAACTCTAAGGAACATATTGAGAAAATAAGGATCGCTAATACCGGAAAGAAAAGAACTGAGGAGCAGGTTAAAAATCAAAGAAAGCGTGCGAAAAATTTTTGGAAAGATCCAGATTATATCTCTAAACAGATAAAAGCCAGAGGGGTTAAGCAAAATAAAACGGAGAAGAAACTTGGTAACCTTCTCCAAGAACTTTTTCCGAATGAGTGGGATTTTGTTGGGAATGGTGATGTTATTATTGGCAGATGTTGCCCCGATTTCGTTAACATTAATGGACAAAAGAAAATAATTGAATTATTCGGAAACTACTGGCATGGTGAAAAGTTTACTGGAAGAACTAAAGAGGAAGAAGAGCAAAAGAGAATTGATCATTTCTCTAAGTATGGTTGGAAAACGTTAATCATTTGGGAAAATGAATTGAAGAATATTGATAAAGTAACCCAAAGGATTTCTGAATTCCATACAGGAGATAAAAATGTCCACTAACCCTTTGAATTATTGCGTGTACGATTTCGATCAGCTCGTAAGTCAAATACAGAACCGTCTTGCTGCACAAGATGCATGGAAGGATATCTATCGGGACGGTGCCGGACAGATGTTGGTTGAATTCTTAGCATACGTAGCAAATTTAGGATTATATTATACGGAACGGAGAGCAGAGGAAACCTATCTCACTACCGCCAAATTACTTTCGAGTGTTAAGAATATTGTAGCCGTTCTTAATTATCAACCTCGAAGAAAAACGTCTTCAACTGGAGTGTTGACTTTTAGCATCTCATCTGCTTTGACGAAAATAGTATATATTCCAAAATATACTGAATGTCAGACGGTAGGAGGAACAAAGTTTGTTACAAACGAATCAGCGGCAATAGAGAAAGGGCAAACTTCAATAGATGTGAATTCTATTCAAGGAGAACTGGTACAGAAACAAATAACCTCAGATGGATCTACTGAACAGGAATATCTCATCAATGATGAAGATGTAGAGAATTCTGCCAGCACTACGAATTCAACTTTCCGGGTTATTGTGGATGGTACTGAGTGGACAAAAGTTTCCTCTTTTCTATACTCTACTTCTACCTCCGAGCACTTTAGAGTAATTAATGAGCCAGAGGGAACGGTTAGTGTTCTCTTTGGTGATGATGTAAATGGGAAAGCTCCAGAAGCAGGTTCTACTATTGTCATTCAGTATATCCGAACAGATGGAGCAGATGGCAATGTCACCTATTCGGGTTCTGCTTCAATAACTACTCTGAATTCAACGATCTATGATGAAGATGGGGATATTGTAACTGTTTCCGTAACCCATGATTCTTCTTTTCTTGGTGGAAGTGACGAGGAAACAATAGAAGAAATCCGGTATAACGCTCCTCGAGTTTTTAGTACGGGGGATAGAGCAGTAACAAAAGATGATTTTATTTACATACTAGGAAACTATTCTAGTGTAGCCAGCGTGAATGTTTGGGGAGAGAATGAGGAAGCAGAAGCAGCAGGAGAAACAGCCGACTACGAAATGCTAAATAAGGTGAAGATATGTTTGGTTCTGCAGAGTTGGGAGCTTCCAGGTACAACGTTTAAGGCGACTCTATCGGAGTATATTTATGATCAATCTATGCTAACCGTGAAGTATGAATTTGTCACTCCTACGGTTCTATTGGTGATTCCTCGGCTTAATGTAAAAGTTTCTCAAGGATACTCCTTATCCCAAACTCAAGCGGATATTGAGGAAGAGCTGGAAGATCAGTTTCTTCTGGGGTCTACAACCAAATTAGGAACTAGAATAAAATATAGTAACGTTCTATCTGCAATTAATGATCTGGATGGAGTTTCATATACCTCTATGATATTGGAGATTAGCAAAACTCTTAGTGAATCATATGATTCTTCGTATGATTGGGGAGCGGCTTTGGATGCAGTAGATATTCTTCCAGAATCTGCCAGATTGTTTGTTGATGGGACTTACATTACAGTAGATAAAAATGGGGGATCTGGAACCGGATCTTTTGACGGGACGGTTGGTGGGTATACTATTTCAGAAAGTAGTATCAACTACTCTACCGGAGCAGTTCTTATGAATATAGCCCCTGCCCCAAGTTCAGTAGAGATTAGATATCAGCAAGATGAGGAGAGTCAATCAATCGTCCCTTCCTTCAACCAAATTTGTCAGCTATCTGATGTTGATATTGAATCTATTGCAATGGAATCTTAATCTAAAGGAAATACTATGAGTTGGCGTGATAGATATAGTTGTTTGTGGACTTTTCAACATATTCGAAACGGAAAAGTAATTTACGAGTTTCGGGATAAGCCGAATATACTTGTCGATGAGGGAGAGAAGGCTACTATCGATACCTTCTTCAGGAACAATGCTTCTCTTTACTTCGCTGCGGATTATTTCTACATTGGATTATATAAGGGGACGATTACAGAGTCAACCACTTTAGCGACTATTCCGAATGAGCCTGCAGTAGCAAATGGATACTCTAGGGTATCAATAGAAAGATCCTCTGTGGGATTCCCCACTATTGAGCAGGATGATGATGGAAATTGGCGGGTTGTTTCCAAGGAGATTACCTATACTGCCTCTGGAGGAAATATTGGACCTGTTAATGGTGCATTCTTATGTACCTCTTCAGATGATACTGGGGCTCTTATAGGAGCGGTAGCCTCTTCAGTAGAAAGAACTATATTGTCTGGAGATAATTCAAAAATTTCTCTAAAGTTTAGACAGAAGTAATAAGATTTGAATTGAGGTTTATATGCCTGGGTTTTCTAACTATTTAAGAAATGCACTTTTAGACCATATCTTTGGAAATGCTACGTTTACGCCTCCAGCTAATATATTTGTGGCACTTTCAACTACTGAACCATCAGGAGATGGTTCTGGAGTTACTGAACCATCTGGCAATGGGTATGCAAGAGTATCCACCTCTGATGCTGATTGGTCTGGAGCTTCTTCCTTTGAGATACAGAATACATCCGATGTCACCTTTCCAACTGCTACTGGTTCCTGGGGAACAGTAAGTTACTTCGTACTATATGATGCAGCATCCGGAGGAAACATGTTAATCTTCGGGGCACTTACTTTATCGAAAGAAATTGTATCAGGAAGAACTCCAAGTTTTACTGCTGGAGATTTGTCAATAACCCACTAAATATTATAAAATTGAAATATGGCAAAAGAAGATTACAGACTATTTACCGAATTGGACCCCGGTACCAAGATGGCGGTGGCAGAGAATTCAATTACCTGGGCTTCTTTGGATACGCGCAATACTGATAGTTACATATATGCAGATTTGGGCGATTCTCACTTTAGTGGAGATATAAGGCATACTTTTGAAATAACTGTTACTGGATATGGAGGAGTTACCCCGTATGCTGCAGTTTGGGGAATTACAAATGCAGTCGACGATTTCTACGGTATAGAATCTGCCTCTGGTGATCTCCAAGCAATCGTGTTAGTTAATTCGGGTGGTCACTATTATCTACAGCTAAGAATTTGTGAAGATGGTGCAGTAACTTTACAAAATGTAGAGGTACATACCAGTATAAAATACTATGTAACTTTGGAGAGGGATGATGATGGCGGAACAAATGGAACAGGTAGATTGACTTTACGGGTATATGAAGGAAATTACTATGGAGAATCTGGGTCGGTAGAAATAGGAACAGTTACTCTAGATTGTGGTGTTGGTGAACAAAATGATTTTAGATATTTGTTTGCTTCTGCTTCCTATAATACTGGTGATCTTGGGAAAACACTATCTGCAGTTATTGAAAATCTAGATTTGAATGAATCGTTGTCATCCTCCTTCCCATCGGCAACTAGATTAGAAGATATACCAGAACCAAAGGAACAACATGGTTTTGAAGTGCTTGATGGTATACTGTATGCTGTTGCTGGAGTAACAACAGGAGAAGTACATTCAAAAACCATGTATGCTTTTGACCCCAGTACCGGACACTGGACTCAAAAAACAGATGCCCCGATTGCAGTCCAAAGTCCCAACTTCCGGGCGGTTGGTAGTAAATTGTATCTTATTGGTGGATATAGGAGTGACCTTGTACAATACTATGATACAGTTTATGAGTATAATCCATCAACGGACTCCTGGACTCCAAAAACATCCATGCCTGTTACAAGAGAGGATGCAGGATCCGCAGTAATTGGTGATAAAATTTATATATTTGGTGGAATAACTAGTCCTCCACACACACTAATACCCTATGTAGATATCTACGACCCATCCCTGGATTCTTGGGAAACTAGAAGAGCGTGGGCTTCGCCAAGATGCCTGGGTGATTTTGCTTGTGCCTATGTATATAATGGTAAGATTTATATAGTTAGTTCTACGGACGATATGTCAGGGTATTCCTCTGATTTGAAAGCTACAACAAATGTATATGAGTACGATCCTGATCTTGATACATTTACAGCAAAATCAAGTTGTGCAATCGCAGTTTGTTACAAAGAGGTTGCCGAAGTGGATGGGATTCTTTACATGATTAGTGGAGCTACCTTGAGTACTGTTATATATGCTCTGATTGATCAGGTATACGATGTTGCTAAGAATTCCTGGAAATCTAGACCAGTTTCGGGATATAGTGCAAGAGGAATTGGGTGTTTATCATATAATAAGAATATATATTTCTGTGGTGGGTTTGATAATGAAACTGGTTATCTGGATTACTTGTATAGATTAACTCCACCAGCACCATCATCTGTTTCAGGTGCAACGGGAACATTATCATTTCCTAGTCCACCTTCCCCAACTACCCCGACCAGTTTTTATTTTTTTAATTTACCTCATGATATATCAAGGGAACAATAATGGCTGAATGGCATTTTGATGAAGGCTATCGTTATGATGCTCAGGAGGATGCGGTAATAGATGCCATGATGGATGTTGAACTAGTTTGGATTCATACTCATCGTCCCTTTGATGCAGATGATTTATTTATTGATGCTACAATGGATGTTGAGGTAGAATGGGTCCATGCAGTTTCCTTAGATCTTCTTCGTCTTCTTCCTGAATGGTTCCATAATAAACAAATTCTTC